GTCCATGCTTCTTGTGCATTGTCGTAAGCGATGGCAGAGCCTTCGTTCTTAACAGGTGCAGCAGAGAAACCGGAAAGTTTTGTTTCCTCTTCAAAAGAACGTTCTGAAGATTCGGTCTCATAAATTTCTTTATGTTCCTCACCGTAGCGAGCATATTCCAAACCAAACAAAGCATTCAGTCCGGGAAGAAGTTCCTTCAGTAGTTGTGCGCGTGAAATAGCCATTTAAGTAACTCCTTATGCGCCAGTGGCGGAATAGTAACCATGCAAACTTTGGTTCAATTTAACCAAAATTTCAGGAAACTGGGTAAAGACCACGGTCGCTGTTTTGTCACCAGAGTTCAATGTAAACGAAGCAGCTTGGTTCAGCACAACAGAAGTTGCGCCTGCGTTAGCTGCGGTTGCCACAAAAGAACCTGTCTGTGCAATTTGACCATTGGTGGCCAACACAGCAACGTCCGTACCAACTGGCAGAGCAAAAGGCAAAGCACTGACAGTCAAAGTAGTTGTACCTGAACTGAAAGTAACTGTACCCAAATCAACTGCTGTTTCGTGAACCAAACCAACCATGCGCAAAGGCAGGGTGGTGGTAACAGGAGTAGCAGAAGGAGCCAGAACAGCGTTTGCTGAATTGCCAGTAGTTGTGCTGCCGGTATTGTTGACGGCTGACAGGTTAGTGCCAATCATCGCCATAGCGCCAGAAGCAATGGTAGTGCCAGAAGAACACACAACAGCTTTAAACACAGCATCGGGATCATCCAACACATAGGCTTCACAGTCACCGGCGAGGGTGCTTGCGGGCCAGTATTGGTTGAATTGCTTTTGCTTAGTTAAAGGGTTAGTGAAAGTACAACCTAAGAAAATACCGGTGGTCTGATTTAGACCAGTGCCAGTAGAAACTGAGGCGCGGGTTATGAAGCCGCGTGATAGTACGACAAAATCACCATAGAAGATGTCAGTTGCAAAACCGTACTGGATGGGGTACATACGGGTAGAACCCGCAAATACTTGACCACCAATCAGATTCTGTGCCAACAGCCCATATGGAGCTGATACGACAGGATATGCCATTTAAAAACTCCTTGAATTAAACACCTTTGCCAAAGCTAGTCGAAGATCTGTTCTCTCGGAAGAGTGGCATCCTCGGGTCACTTTGACGCATTAAGCTATTGTCAACAGCATCCGTTTGAGCTTGTGTTACTTGCGCAAAATGTTCACTGCGTTGTTCCATAAACTCAGCTGGGCACTTACAAAGCAACAGCCCGCCAATTTCGATATTATTTTTAAATCGACTATCGGGGTCGATTAACATTTGAAACTTGGGTTGTTCTTCGATTGCGACTGGCTCCCAACCTTCCCGAAACTTGCCGGTAATGTTGCGCTGGTCAGCTTTATCTAGAACTGTTACCCGAACCCATCTGTACGCATATCCCGGCTGTTTATCAGGCTCAGGAAGAAGTTCCGCTTGCTGCCACTTTTTAGGGCGTTCTTGCGTTGCTCTGCTCTGCATTTCACGCGACAATCTGTTTTCTGCTACTTTTACGTCTGTTGCCATCTTAGGCCTCCAATTTCATCATTTCACGAGCGTACTGCTCGTTGGTTAACTTTAATTTTTTAGCCAAGGCAACTTGTGTCTTTGTTAGCACTACCTGTTTGGGGGCGGTACTACGTCTAGCAGGTGCAACAACTGTGCTTGGTTTTGTACGTTGAGGTTTATCCTCGTCGTTGTTTGTAGTAGCCGAAAACTCCTCTGGGAATCTGCGTCTAACTTCTTTGTCAATACTGCCGTAGTATTCGTCAGTACCTATGTATCCACGTCCGTACCGTTCTGAAAGCTCTTCGTGGATCCCTTCAGCGAACTTGCGCATCGCTAACTTGTTTCGGTCTACAAACCACGGGTTGTTCGAGACCCAGTTAGCGACCTTAGGATCCATCTGCTGACTTGCAGGCTGGTTAGTTTGGGTAGTTTGTACACGATTTTCATCAACTTGTACAGTAGGCCTGAAATTTTTTGCTTTATCAAGCTTCATTTCTGCCCGAACTAACTCCTTCTGTGCAGCCAAAAGCTTGTCAGAATCGCCGGAGTCATAAGCCTCCTTGTAATTCCGTTCAGCTTTGTCAACTTCCATCTCCGCAGAACTTTGGTACGTGGAAATTAATTCTTTTTCGCCATTTTGTATCATAGATTTGAGTCTTTTATTCTCATCTAAGATACGTTCAGCAACAGTTAGAGCTTCTTGCTGCTCACGAAGAGCGGATTCTTTTGCACGCCGTTCGTCATGCCAAGCTTTTTTATATTGCTTAAACTTGACTTTTACGTTCTTTGTGTACTCCTCGGACTCATCAGCCTTTTCTAATTCTTGCTGTGTGTTTTCATCCAAAGGAGGTGCGGCAAATTGATCTTCTTGAGGGGTGTCATCGACGATTTTTACTTCAACATCATCGTCTCCCTCAATTTGGATATTTACCTCTTGGACATTCTTTTCTTCCTCGAGTTCATCGGGAAATTTGTATTCACCACCGAATCTTGACATGTACGCTCCTTATTTGCGTTTGATGCCACGGGGGTCTTCTACAACACCTTCGACTGAGTCGTCGTTAATGATGCGGAATTCTCGTCCGTGGATGAGTAAACGTGAGCCTGCGTTGGGTCTAGTCAACACAAAATCACCTTTTTGACACCAAGGCCCAGTTGGGAACTTTGCCTTGTCCATGTAGCAGTCTGGGCCAAGATCGACAACAAACAAAACTGTAGTGAGCAGTTCGTCGTATCGCAAGGTCTCATCTGCTTTAATAATCCCAATATCACCTTCATACTCTTTCTCTTGCTCTGGGATCGCGCACAAGATTTTGTAGCCCGCAGGCTTTGGTAACTGAGCAGCTTTCTCTTCCGCTTTCTTGTGCATGACAGCCGATAGGTCGATTGCCAATCCAAGATCTAAGGTTTCACTCATCCGAATTCTCCATATTTCTCGTCAGGTCTGTGATGAATCTACGAGCGGTGAGCAGACCTGTAATTTCCCCACACATCCCGCAGTACTCGTCGTACGACTTAGCAGATTTCGCTCCTAAGGCATCTTCAAGTTGTTTGACTTTGTCGTCAATTTGTTTGATCGTATGATCCAATGCTTGTTTTACTTCGTAGGACATCATTCATCCTTTTTTGTTGGTGTCTTTTGCTTTTGTTGACTTAACTGCTCTCTATGTTTAGTCATCTCAATGCCCATACGAAACCCCTGTTCTTCTTGCTGGGTCTCTCGTTGGTTCTCATTGTTCTGATGCTGTAGTGCAAGCTTAGCGCCTTCAGTCTCCTGCTGCGCCTCAATACGCTTGAGTTCAACTTGGATCTGAGCCATCTTCGCTTGCATGTCAGCCATGTCTTTCTGAGACTTACGTTGCAGGTCTTGCTGCTTGATCTGCAATTCTTGCTGCTGCATCTGGATGAGCGGATCTTCCTGCATCTGCTTATTTTTCTGCTGTTGAGCTTCTTGCTGATTCTGTTGGAGAAGTTGCTGAGATGCTTGCGCTGCCATCTTAGAAACTTGAACTTCCATCTCAGGAGACATTTGTTCTTCATCCTTCTCCTCTTCGTATGGAGGTAAGGTCTGGCCCATGGTCATCTCAACCTGTTTGCGATACTCCATACCCAAATGCTCAAATACGTGTGCCATCATTGCAGCTTGTAACTGCTGAGCCATCTGAGGATTCATACCCACGATGCTTTGTATTTTTGGATCCTGCATAGCTGACATATGAACAGAGATATGAGCCTGATGATCTTGATACAAAAATGCCTTGACCGGCTTGTTAGAAAGAATGTTCATGTTCTCTGTGACTGGGTCACGAGGCTTCATATCCTCTGCCATCGGCACAAGTTTTTGATAATTCTTAATACCAATCACGTCCAGCATCTGTCTATGAAGCTGGGGTAAGTCATACAGTTGTGGCGCGGTTTGCGCCAACTGCAATGCCGCTTGATATTGGATGACCTTTTGAGCCATCGTTGCTGCATTAGGGTCGCTAACTGGTATCACTTCTACGTAGTCATAATCACTCTGTTTAGCGTGACGGTCGCCTTCTTCTGGCTCATAGCTGTAGTCAGACGGGGTGTAGTCGCGGATGATATCTTTGAGTAGCTTGAACTCTTGCTTCATTGAGTAATGAATACGAGCCTGAATCGCGCTCATAGTCTTCAACTGTCGCTCAAGAATCGCAAGCGTTGTACCCACTGGAGACTGGGCCGACATGTCAGAGATCTGCAAATCAACAGTCCCCGCAAACTTACGGCCTTCATCAATGATTGTCTGGAGCAACGCCGCTAGAACCTGACTCGGTTCTTTGTACGGCAACGGCATTATGTTGTCACGTAGAGAGCCGCTTGGGACGTCCATGTCCCGAAACTCTCCGGGACTTATTGGTGTGTCGTCACCTTTGGAACGAAGTCCTCTTGTCTTAAAACCACCCGGTAGGTTCGATAAAGTACCAGCGTCAACAAGCTGGCGGAGAATAGAAGTACCAGACTTGGCAAAAGCGCCAATAAGATGAATAAGACCGAAACAATAGAATCCAAAGCCCGGAATATAGCCGTAATGCACAAAGTGAGTACGCTTGTGACACTGTTCATCTTCTGGTCTCCAGTTTCTACGGATTGCTAAAACTTCACCTGAACTCTTCTCAATAGTGACGATGTAAGGCAGAGCAATCCCTGTCTCTTCTCCATTCTCACCCTTGTGCTCATAGCCGGGCAAGTCCATCTCAACTTGCATCTCCAAGAGCTTGAAGCGGTCATCCTCTGATGCTCTAAAGCCCAGCTTCTCAGCAATCTTCTTCTCTACCTCATCCATGACATTGATAGGATCTCCTAAGTCAACGTCTCGGTAAAAACCTTCATGCTGTAAACGCTTAAGCTCGTTAGATGTTTTGCGCATAACATGTGTCACGCGTTCTGCTGAGTCTAGACTTGAAGCGCCGTATGGCACTACCACGTCCTCGGCTGGCACGTACATAGACACCTGACGATCCAAGCTGGGATCAAAATACACTTTCTTGAACGCGTTGCCCGACAGACCCAAACCCCACAACATACGCTCATGTTCGGGGCGAAACTCTTTCATCACGTCGGTCAGCTGATAGTTCATATCTACCTGTACACGCTCAGCAGCTTTTTTCTTATCAGGTGTCTCTTTGCCAATGATCTGAGTCTTAACTGGGCCTGCTGCTGGGAACGTAGACATCATGGTCTCAGCTTGAAACTTAACCACGGACTCACTCAAGATAGGATGGAACACACCACACGCGCCGGGCCAAGGCTCCATACGCTCTTCAATCTTCATGCCCAGCAACTCAAGCCCATCTACATAGGTCTGGATGTAGTCTTTGCGACTACCAACATCCGCTTCATACTCACCAACGAGATCACCTGACAAGCTTATTAGCTCGTCCTCATCCATGTCTTCAGCTAAGTTCTTGTTGAACTCGTCTTCTTCCTCAGACTTCTCCATATCAATTTCAAAACCCGGCCCTTTAATATTTACAGCCTCTGGGTCTTCAATCACGATCTCAATCGGCTCTTCTTCCTCACCAAGTTGCTCTAAGCCTTGAGGTGCGTCTGTGTAGACAGCTTTGTCCATATTGGTTGCCATCATTTATCCTTAATAGTACGCCGCTTTTTTGCGGAACATCTTCTTGACGAAAGTGTCTTCTGGCTCATCAGTCTCCAGACGGATAAACCCACCCTGCCGGAATCTCAGTAGAGCCAGTGTTGTGGAGTCTACCAAGTCATCGTTCGCTCCGCTAGGGAAGTCGTTGCATTCTTCTATGACATCCTTAGCCCATCTTCTATCCGGCGCAAAGACCACGCCCCCTTGGAACAAACTGGAAACCGCATTCACCCGAGCAATCTTGTCCTGCCCCTTACCCGGGGTGAACTCTCCCACTGGGATCCCCATTCTGCGCATCTCCTGATATAACACAGATCCGTTAGACTTCTTCTCAACCATGAACGAATCTGGCTCCCATTCCTTGTACTCCTCGAGCACCAGCGCCTTGAGGTCTGGGTACTCCAGACGTTTCTTAATTGCATTTAAGAGAATGATCGCGTAATTATTTGTTTCCTCATTGAAGAACACGCCCCATGTTGTCAAAGCGTTGTAGTCAGCCCTATTAGTAGCTTCTTGCGCCGCGTCCAGACTCATGATGGTGAACTCACACGCAGGCGGCTCATCCTTGTCCCAGATCTTCCACCACTCCCTCTTTATTAGAGCGCCTTCTTCGGATACAGGGTTCTGCATGTATTGGGCATTCCAATACCGCACGTCCAATCCAGCTTTCTTTGCCAACAACTCCTCAACAGGCCAAAACTCAGGCCACAAAGCCTCGCCGTCGTCTGTAATTGCAGGAAACTCCACTACTTCCCACTGATCGACGCCCTCTTCGCGGTTTATCTGGTTGACAATCATCCCTGTCAAGTCCAGCTTTGACCACCGAGTCATCACAACAATGATTGCGCCCCCCGGCATAAGGCGCTGGAGAGGGCCAGACTGAAACCACTCCCAAGCAGGAAGAAATACATCGGGTCGTCCTGTCTTAGCGTCTTGTTCCGAATGAGGATCATCAATAATAAATAGGTCAGCACCGCGCCCAGCAAGAGCGCCGCCCACACCAAT